CCTGGTAGGAATGTTCCATTAACTGTTACATCTTGAAAATCACTTGCTCCAGTTACAGTAAAATTATTATTAACTTGTACATCATTGTTAGGTATAAGAACTTCGCCGGTTCCACTAGCACGTAGTTCTAAATCACTATTACTGTTTGTTGTAGTAATAAAGTTATCTTCAATTAGAATATTGCCGTTACTAATTTCACCAGCAATGTTATAGTTTCCAGTTTGGGTTAAGTTACCTGAATGAACAAGTGACCCTGTTATATCAGTTCCTTGTAGTGTTGTGTTACCGTTAACAGTTAAGTCTTCTTGAATAATAACATCACTACTGTTAATTTGAACTTCGCCGGTACCGTTTGCATCTAAGTTTAAGTCTTGATTAGTGTTAAATGCTTCTATTGTGTTGTTATTAATTCTTATTTCGTCAGTTTCTAAAGTTCCAAATGTCACAGTTCCAGCAATGTCTACATTTCCAGTCTGTAGTGTACTTTCGTTAATTAATAACCCGTTAACTCTTACTAATTCTTGTGTAGTAACTTCGCCTGTACCTGCAGCTCTTAATTCTAAATCGCTATTACTTTGTGTAGTAGTAATAAAATTATCATCAATTAGTATATTCTCTAGTTGGGCTTCTCCTTGAATGTCAAGATTTCCTTGGATATTAAAATCGTTAATACTAAAGTTTGTTGCTTCTAAGTCTGCATTACTTGTTAACACTTGTAGTGAAACATTTTGAAAAGTACTTGTTCCTAATGCTGTAAGTTGATTATTAATATTAACTTGATCTGTAATATTAACTTTACCAGTTCCACTAGCTCTAAGTTCTAAGTCTGCATTCGATTCGTTTGAAGTAATATAATTTGTTTCTATAGTGACGCCGTCTATTTCTGCATCATTTACATAAGTCCAATTCCACCTTTTTGTTTCGTTACCTAAAGTAAAAGTTAAGTCTTGATTGGGTTCTAAATCTTGACTAAATTCTGTATTAAACGTTACTGTGTCTGTAGGTTGATCGCCTGCTAATGAAAGTGTGCCATCAAACGTAAAGTTATCTGTAATGTCTAAATTACCTACAAGGTTAGTATTGCCGTTTAGATTTATAAAGGTACTAGCAGGACTGTCAATATTAATTTCGCCTGATAGGCTTTCAATTGTGTTGCCGCTAAATCTTATATTTTGATTTTGAACTTTATTGCCATCAATAATTGCAATATTTCCGTTAGTTGTAACAGTTAGTCCTGCTAATGCATTAACTGTAGATTCGTCAATAGTTAGTGTACTGTTACCAGTTTCTAGATCAACAAAAAACTGATCGCCTACTCTAAAATTTCCTAAATGGTCCGTAGAACTGTAATAAATTTTACCCGAGTTTAATTCAATAGTTTCATTTGTCTGTATAACTCTGCTAGGATCATTGTCTACAAATTTTCCAGATCCTATATAACCAAAGTTGTGTTGAATAAGATACATTAATGTATCAGCGCCATCTGCTTCAGCGCCTTTGTTACCGTATACGTTTGCTGAACCAATTGAGCGTAGTTCTGCACCGTACTTAATTGTACTTCCGTCTGTGCTTAAATGTCCTGTTGCACCATTAACAGCATATAAACCTCTGTCTGCAAAATATGTAAATGAATTTAACCACTCTACCCTAACACCATTTGTCATTGTAAGTGCATCTACACCTGGTGTAATAAATGTTACAGCATGGAACAACATGCTTGCTTCATTGCTTGTACCTAATACACTTGCTCCGTCTACTAACGCACCTTTACCAGCATCGCCACTAGCATATCCTCTAGGATCGCTTGCACTAGTTGTGCTACCTTGTGTGCTTACTGTAACGTTTTGAACATAAGGACTACGTGTTGTAATTGTTGCATTAGGAGCAAATCTAAAAGCATAACCTGTGTCATTTACACTGTCATAAAAGAAATCTTTAATTGTAAAATTTGCTACGGTACTTTCGCCGTTAAGATGAAATATATCTGTAGAGCTTTGACTACTTGGCGGTGTAATAACTGTGTTTCTTAAATCGTGACCAACTACTGTAACACCTGCAGGAACAACAATTGGTGTAGATTCTTCGTACTCTCCAGGAAATACATGGATAGTATCTCCTGCCGTTGCTTGCGTTACAGCATAATCAATAGTTTCAAATGGGTGTTGTACATGTGTACCAGTGTAGTCATTGTCGCCATTTTTAGATACGTAATAAGTTTTACCTGGTCTATTATTAAGGTCAACTCCGCCTAATATAAAACTACTAGATTCAACAGCAACACCATTAACAAGCCTAGTATTCAATTCTAACCAACGCTTGTTATACTTTCCTAAATCGTATACTTCTGTGACTGTAGGATCTATATTACTGTTTACATCAGTTTGAAATGTTACAGTATCATTTAATGCTGTTGAATCATCACCGGTGTCGCCAAAAATAATGTTACCATCAAGAGTGATATTGCCTGTTGCATGTATATTACCGTCTGTATGTAGATCGCTGTAAACTTCTACACGACCCGTTCCGTTAGGACGTAGTTCTAAATTAGAATTGCTATTTGTAGTAGATATGTAATTATCATCTATAAAAATGTCGCCTGTTTTAGCGTTTGAAGATGTTATCTTATATCTAGCATCAAGAAATAATTGTCCCGGAAAAGGCTGTATTGTTGAGTTTTGAAAGTTTATATTAGCAATATCTGCTTGTGTATCGCCGTATAATGTAGTAGTTCTAGTAGTATCTAAAACATGTAAATCGTTAGTAGGAGCATTATTTCTTATACCTATTTTGCCATTATTAACATCAAGGTAAAGTAAGTCTGTTTCAAAGGCCAGATCAATGCCGTTTCTTTCTAGATTAGCGAATAATAGTGGTCCTGAGATTCTACCTACTTGCGACATTTAAAGTTCTCCTACTTGTATTTATTGGATTACTTGTCGAAGTTATGTAGTACAGTTACTGGCTTATTAAGGTCTGGTGCTGATGTAAATTTAAGATACCAACCATCAGCGTATGGAGCATTAGGGCCTGTTAAACTTCCGCTAACGCTTTGTTCTAATGTATAGTTTGTTGTGCTTATTTGAAACACGTTTTCAACAAATACTAGAACGTTTTGTGCGGCTACTGGAACCGGATATTCAGGATCGTTGCTTGCTAATGGGCCGAATACTGTTTCTGACGCATCGCCATTACCTAAGCTCTGTTGGGTTATTCCAACGCCAACCGGGGCTACAGCTCTAACACCGCGCCAGGCTCCGTTTTCATACACTTCAAATCTAGTATCATCTGTATTATATCTAAAGTGTCCTTCTTCAGGATTTGCTGGTCGCTGAGCTGTAGTACCTTTGGGCACACGTATACTATTAGTACTTTCCATATAGACTTGATCGTCTACATCAAACTGTACTCCTCTTCCGTAAATTGTTCTACGGTTTGTATTTTGTGCCTTCAATAATCTCATTATGTAATTTCCAAATAACTAACTGTGCAAGCAAGTCTTCCTGTTCCGCTTGCTGACGGTCCTCCGTTAATTTGAACAGAGTCGCCTGCGTCTAATACTATTTTTTCTGTATCTAATGTAAATGTTTCGCCTGCTGGTAATGACAAGCGTCTAACTACAGATGTAATAGTGTCACTGTATGATCCGTTTGATGGAACAAAATGTAAATCAAATTCACAAGTTTCGTTTTCTGGATTAGACGCACTTGGGTCATAAGTATTGCAAACTAAAATATTAGTAATAGCATATGACTTATTAGCAGGAACAGTTAACATAATGTGTCTATAATCTCCGCCACCTTGATCAATTATTGCTGTATTAACTATTGCCATATTATTTCCTTAAAAGAGCATACTATAAACTAGTGCTCTATTTCTACTTATAATTTCATCTCGTTGGTTTTGTGCATTTACGAAATACATACCTGTGCCTGCTGATTGAGATGGTTTAGCATACAACAGTATTCCGTCATCTGGTTCTACTGGATCGGTTATTCCGTCAACACCTTCGTGTGGAGTATAACCTAATCTTAAGTTGTCGTCAACTACAACATGTCCGGTACCAGTTGCACTTAATATTAAATCTTCTTGACTTGTACCAAGTGTTTTAATTTCAGTACCATGAACAGTTTGTTCAATACGTATTCCATGTGTATCAGTCCAAGTTGCTCTAACATCTTGAACTAAGTTACCGTCAACAACAGTTTCTGCTCTACTAGGACCCGAAACACTGTCATCATACACATGTACCTTAGTATCGCCTACTTGAACTCTGTTAGGTACAACAGTACCAAAGAAGTTAAAGATAGCATCATCTACATATTTTTTGTTAGGTATATGGTCGTCATCAGTAACTCGTTGCTCATAGTTTGCTGTTCCTGTAACAGTAACAACTCCGGGGTTTGCTGTACTTACACCTGATAATGTATATCTACCAAGTAAGTTTAAATCTACGCCCGGTGTTGTAATACTTACAGTTTCAATGCCTCCGATTCTACCTCCTGGGTATCTCGATGACCAAGCACCTTTATCAACTGTGCCTCCGTTAGCTGTATCTGTCCAAGTTACATTTTCTACAAATAAGAATTGAGCGTCTTGTATTGTACCCCTATCAACACGAATACCGGAAGCGCCATCTCTAGTAATGCCGTTTCCGGTTTCGCCTTTGTTAAGTTCAATGATATTGTCTTCAACAACAGTGTTGACTGTATCAAGAGTAGTAGTAGTGCCTTCAACAACTAGGTTGCCGGTGATGTAAACATCTCCAACTTCCGTACCTGTATCAAGTGTAATTCTACCACCTTCTTTAACAACTACTCTGTAGTTGCCGTCAGCTACTCTTAAATACTTGTCCATAAGTTATTATCCTTATGCGTCTTCAGTGAAGTCGTCGTCGTCAGTACCAAGTAGTACGTCATCATCACCAGCTTCTTCAACTTGTACAGCACCGTCAACAGCACTTACTGTGAAGTTCCATGGAATCGATTGTCCGTTTAATGCATTCGAACCTGTTGCACTGTGAGCAATGATAGTTGCCTTACGTCCTGAAATTTTACTAACGCCGTAAGTTTCACCGTCATCACCTTTAACACTGATGCACATTTCTTCGCCTGTTAAAGCAGCAGGTAATTTTCCTGTAGTTAAAAAACGATCGTATGTAGTTCCTGGTGTGCCAATTGCGGCAACACGAAACTTTTTAGATCCTAATTGTTTTACAATGTAGCCTTCTAGAACAGCTGATGTGCCATCATAGAAATCTACTTTGATTTCATTGCCACCTGCTGTAGCAGGTCCAAAGTATCTTTTATTAAGTGGTCTTCCCATTTGTTTTCTCCTATAAAGTAGTCCTATCCGGGTTCTATCCGGTACGCTGTGGGTAACAGCATAAGTCCGCCTTGCGGCACACTATCTGACACAAGTATTTATCAAATAAGAAGAAAGCCCGCACAGTGGCGGGCTTTAAGAATAAGCAAAATAGGTAGGACTCGGTTACACCTACAAGCCACGGACCAAATACCATTTCATCTCCGCGACAACCTGCTTCCGCTCGGTAGAGCGATGTGACATTGCCTGTTTCCAGTACAACACCTGGGTACCACCCCTAAACAGTCAAGTTCGACGCTCTGGTAAACGCCTCTTCCTTGCACTATAAACATTGACTAGCTAAGTCTTTGTTGCTTATGTTATTAATATAACATCTTTAAAATAAAAGTCAACCACTTTTTATGAAAAATTAATGATTTTCTGCAAGATTTTTGTCAAAAAGTGTGTTTAAATAATAATTGAAAGGAGATTGTTATGTGGACAAAACCTAGCTATACAGAAATGCGTTTTGGCTTTGAAGTTACAATGTATGTAATGAACAAGTAAAACCGTAGTCAAAAAAATAGGGCCCTAAGGCCCTATTTTCTCGTTTTAAGTAAAACTTAGCTAAAGCTCACGCTTCCGTTAGTAATCGCAACTTTACCTAAGTAATCTGCTGCGTTACCAAGTGATGAAGCTGTGTTTGATAGCTCAACGTAACCATATCTGGTCATAAATGACACAGTTGGCTCGAATGTTGCTGGATCAAGCACAACACCACTTGACATTAGTGGAATGTATGGGCAATAGAACGCTGGTGCGTCTGATTCACTTGAACCCTTATAACCAACAAGTACTGGTGCATCGTCTGCACTGTATGTGTTGACGTACACTTTCATTGCGTTATTCAATGTACCAACCATTTTAGTGTTAGTTGGTGCTTCGAATGTACCTTCAGTTGTTCTTGCGAACGCAGAAGTTGTAGCACTTTGTAGAATTGTTAACGCAAATGGGCTAACAACAGCGTAGTTACCTGCGCCTCTACGTGTACGCTGTGCAATCAAGTTTGCAACTCTGTTGATTTGAACAGCTAATGCAGCATGCTCGTCACCAACGAATGTTGCTGTACCTGATACAGCACTTTGGTCATATGTTTCAGCAGCATTACCAGCTAGGCTGTTTAGGCTTGCTAAAACTTCTTGGTCAATCTCAGCGGTAATTTCTTGTGCTAATGCAGCCATAATTTCTGCTTCAACATCAATACCGTGCATTGATTGTGCATCCTGTGCAGCTTCAAAAGTCCAACGAGCTGATAGCTTTCTGGATTTAGCTTCTACAGTTTGCTTTAAGATTTGGATGGACAATTTACGTCCAGCTTGACCTTCTAAAGCTGCTGTTGTAGCGGCTTTATCGTCAGCTGCACCGGAATATCCTTCCGCAATCTTGAATGGGCTAAGTGCCTCTTCACCTGCTACAGTATCAGTTCCGCTTGTGCTATCAAAAGCTTCAGCGTAACGAACACGTAGAGTGTGGATTTGGCCAACTGGGCCAGTCATTGGTTGAACACCAACTAGCTCGTTAGCAATAACAGTTGGCATAACACGTCTGATAACTGGTAGGATTACACGGTTTAGTGTAGCTACGTTACCAGCGGATGTTGCTCCAGCTGTTGCACTCTCAGACAAATACTTACGAGTGTTTTCTAGTGTGGCAGCCATTACCGCCTTCTTGTTACCGTCCAGGCCTTCAAGAAGAGCGTCTTTGGTTTCTGTCCAGCGACTTTCTAATAGTTCTGACATCATTTTCTCCTTATTTAATTCCAGCTAGACGGCGTATATCAAGTACTTTTGACTCGTCTGCTTTGATATGTGTCGTGTTTTCTTTTCTGTTGCCTGTAACTTCTGTTGCCTCTGATAATATAGCCTTACGCTTTGCTGGAGCCTGGCCATCGATAACTGATGGTAAGTACTTGTCAAATGATTTTTGAAGTCTATCTGTTTGTACTGATTCCAGTAAGTCTGTCATAATCTCTTGCTGATCTCTGCTCAATGGAGCAATTAGACCACGCATGATCTTTTCGCGGTTTGCTGATTCTACAAGTTTATTGTTTTCTGCCTTTTGAGCTTCTGCAATATTCTTTGCTTTTTCAGCAAATGCTTTTGCTTCTGCAAGTTGCTTGTCTTTCAACTCAACAACTTTTAGTAACTTAGCACTTTCGCTTTTTTCATTTAGGTAGCTATTTGAATACTCATTGCTGAATGCTTCAAATATTTTGCGCCCAAAATCATTTCTTCGTGCTTCTTCAATATCTTCTTTAAGTTGAGTAATTTCTCCTTTAAGGACTTTATCAACTGTTTCTGATACCGCTGTAGCACTTCTTTCAATAAAGTTAGATTTAACCTTCTTGAAGTGTTCTTTAGCTTCACGTACTAAACGTACTTTCGTTTCTGCTAAATCTTTTTTATCTTCATAGAACTCTGCAATTTCTTTAGAAAGAGCTTCAACTACAAATTCTTCCAACTGAGCGGCTTTAATAGCCATTGCTTTTTTGTCTTCGTGTAGTTCGCTTACTTCTTTTTGTAGCTGCTCTAAAACAAAATTCTTCATTAGGTCTGCGTTTTCGCGCATTGCTATTGCATATTTTGCTTTTGCTTCAGCTAGTTGTTTACGATCATCTGCAAACTCTGAAATTTCTTCAATTAGCTTTTCAGACAACATTGCATCGATTGCTTCAACCATAGTTGATTTATCATGCTCGTATTTTTTAGCGAATTCTTCACGAAGTTCAGCTGTAACTTGTTGACGATTCTCGTTGATCTTCGCTTCCCAAGCTTCTTGTATTTCTGCTTTTACTTCTTCAGAAAGTGCTGTGCTCTCGAAGAGTGATTTTAATGCTTCCAACATATTATTTTCTCCTCATTTATCGGAGCCCGCTTATTATTTTTAATAAGCTCTCTTTTAAGTATTTCTGTGCCTTTTGGTCTTCTTTAGTTGCCTGTGCTAATTCAAATGCCTGGTACCCTCCGCGGGTGTTCATCAAGTGTTCGTATATTGGCGTAGGGTACGCACCTGGAGCACTGGGTTGTGCAACAACGTCCACCGTTATGATTTCAAAGTCGGAAACTTGACCGCTTCCGTCTTCTGATACGTTACCAGATCCCCTAGACGAGACACCTAGTTTAACTCCGCTCTCGAGCATTGTTTTAACTAGTTGCCCCATCGGGGTTGGTAATATTTTAAGTTTACCGTAACCATTTGGTCCGTCCATCCATGTTTCAGTTATCATGTGTGATACACGGTCCAGGTTAATGTTAA